CACTTAAGTACCATTCGGTTTGGTCATCTTAGATGTACCCAAACCAGTCGGTTCGGGGATGTTTCTTTTCGGGAACTTCTCATAGCCAGAACGCTTATTAGCCTTCTGCCGCTGCTCTTCCACTCCCTGCCGATAGTTGTCGAATAGATCTGCATGCCGTAACACGTCCTGATGGAATTTCTTAATCCGATCAGTATAACCAGGTGTAGCCTTATTCTTCGCTTCCAACTCGGTGATAACTGTCTCTACAGTAGCCGTCTTAACCACCTCCTCTGGCAAAGTAAAAGCTGGGTCATCAACTATGAATCCAGGTTTATGTTCCATAACACGATAAACCAATGGTTGTAAGCATCCCAAGCCCTCTGGACCAACGACTTTATCCAACGTATGTATATACGTGGTAATCTCCATTGGTGTTATGTCCAGCACTCGCGCATAATACTCAATCCATTGTTGATAATCCAATTGGGGCCAGCCAGCCCAACCCTCCTCATTACACACCTTAAACCAATAAGGCAAATCTACCCAATCAACCTCAGTCTTCCTCAATTTTCCCCACTCGATATGTTCATCATAATGAACATAACCGACACGAATAAACGCCCGACCCAACGCACATAATAACTCATTAGCGGGGTCTAATTGCATAAATCCGTGGCCCTTATTGACAAGGGCCCGACCAATAGGAATGTTCCTTGGTGACACCGTCAAATGCGCTTTAGAAATCATCCTGTATGGGGATTGCACACTACCGGGATTACCCCACCATAAATTTGGAAAATCCCGTGACAAAAATGTCACGGGATCACCAAACTTACGTATGGCATACTCATACGATACACCCATCTGGCGTTCGACCCATTTGAACGCCTCCAACGCTTCATCTATCTTCGACTCCGGAGTACGGCCATTCAAATCGTCGCCAGCAGCTGCCAGCAACATCACCCAAGCCTCCTCCTTACTAAAGCCCTGCTTACGCAGTCGGCAATAATCAAATAGCGCTGAATCTGGTGTATTACCATCAGTGGTATCTTCATTACCAGAGTGTGTTGTTGTTCCGACCTCATACTTCTCCCCAGTAGAGGTCACTCCCACAGAATAAACTTCTTTCTTCCTTAATTCTAGATACTCTGCAACATAATCTGTGTCGAAAGCTGTGCTTTTACACATGGTCTTAAATTCATCCGAAAAACGATTTCTTGTACCATCAAATCTTATACCATCCGACTCTATGATGGCGACCTTACGATCACCAACACAATTGACTTCAGCGGGGATACCATTAGCCGCCGCCACGTGGACTGCCGCT